CTTCCCTACAAAATCCAAGAGGCGGACAGAAAAAGGACTTCAGTTTAACAATCTGGAAACCTACTGTAGGTAAACACTTAGTTCGTATTGTACCTTCTATGTACAACAAATCGAACCCTTTCAAGGAATTATTTTTCCACTACGGTATCAACAACAAGACAATGATTTCTCCGACTTCTTTCGGCGAAAAAGATCCAATCGTTGAATTCGCTCAAGGTTTAAGAAAGAGCGACGACTGGCAATCTGCTAAGAAGTTCGAACCAAAATTGCGCGTATTCGTTCCAGTCATCGTAAGAGGTGAAGAAGACAAAGGCGTAAGATTGTGGGAATTTGGTAAACAAGTCTACATGGATTTGTTGGCTATCTTAGAAGACGAAGACGTAGGTGATTTTACAGATCCAATTCAAGGTCGCGATATCACAGTTGATACTGCTGGTAAAGAAACTACAGGATTGATGTACAACACTTCTACAGTTCGAGTTAGAACTAAGATCACATCGTTGTCAGAAGATGCTGATAAGATTCAAACGTGGTTAAACAACCAACCTGATCCTAACACATTGTTCAAAAAGTATTCTTACGAAGAAATGAAAACTGCTTTGGGAGCTCATTTGAATCCTGAAGAAGAAATCAAAGAACATGCTGACGCAGTGGTTGAAAAAACTCAAGAAGTAGGAGATCTACCTTGGGAAAAAGAAGCACCAAAACAAGCTTTTACTTTAAACACAAGTAAAACAGAAATCGATTCCAAAATCGACGACTTATTCAACTTTTAATTTATAAGCCCTCACCTAAAAACGAGGGCTTTTTAAACTGCACAAATGGCAAAGGCTAAAGAAGGGTTAAATAGCACCGTATCAAAAGCTATAAAAACAGAATTCAATTTGGATTCTTTTAAAAGATCAAAGAACTTATCATCTACGTCCATCAAATTCAAGGACCAACAGTGGATTCCGTTATCTAAAGCGTTTCAAGACACATTACAAATCCCAGGAATCCCTAAAGGCCACATCACTCTTTTACGTGGCCACTCAGACACCGGTAAAACAACGGCGTTATTAGAAGCAGCGGTGAGTGCCCAAAAAATGGGCATTCTACCGGTGTTTATTATTACTGAGATGAAATGGAGTTGGGAACACGCTAAAGAAATGGGATTGCAATTCGAAGAAGTTGCTGACGCAGACGGAGTAGTTTCTGACTATAAAGGATTTTTCTTATTCATTGATAGAGAAAAGTTAAACTGTATAGAAGATGTATCCGCTTTTATCGCTGATATCTTAGACGAACAAAAGTCTGGTAATTTACCTTACGATTTGTGTTTCTTTTGGGACTCTGTGGGCTCGATCCCATGTAGATTATCAATTGAGTCTAACAAGAACAACAACGAGTGGAACGCAGGAGCAATGTCTCAACAGTTCGGTAATTTTATCAACCAAAGAATTGTATTGTCAAGAAAAGAGAGTCAGCCTTACACAAACACTTTCGTTGCCATCAATAAAGTTTGGGTCGCAAAGCCTGAAACTATTATGAGTCAACCTAAGATGAAGAATAAGGGCGGAGACACAATGTTCTTCGATTCTTCTCTTGTGATTACATTCGGTAACGTAACCAACTCAGGTACTAACAAGATCAAAGCGACCAAGAACGGTAAAGAGGTTGAGTTTGCAAAGAGAACTAAAATCTCTTGCGATAAGAACCACGTTACGGGAGTTACTGCATTGAATAAGGTTATTATGACCGTACACGGATTCATTGCAGACGATAAGAAGGATTTGGACAATTACAAGAAACAGTATTCTCATCAGTGGTTGAAAACATTAGGATCTAAAGACTTCGACGTGGTTGAAGAGGCAGAAGAGGACATTAAAGATATATTTGACGCATCAGAAAATGAATAAAGAGTACCAAAAGATTTTCGACTCGCTTGGAAAAACAGAACAAGAGAAAGCTGAAATAAAAGAAGATCTAAAGGTAAACGATAGAATTCTAATCATCGATTCTCTAAACACTTTTTTAAGAGCGTTTACTGTAATACAACATTTCAATAAAAGTTTGAATCACGTTGGTGGACTAACGGGCTATTTAAGGTCAGTTGGTTTTGCCATCAATTTAATAAGACCGACCAGAGTGATTCTGGCGTTCGATGGTAAGGGTTCGTCAACGAACAAACGTTATATCTATCCAGAGTACAAAGCTAATAGAGGCATACGCAGGGTCACTAACTGGGATGCTTTTGAGAATCAAGAACAAGAGTCAGAAGCAATCACTAATCAATTGGTTAGATTGATCGATTATTTGAAGTGTTTGCCCGTAGATCTAATCTCAATAGACAAGATAGAAGCAGACGATGTTATTGGATATATCTCTCAACAGATGGATTCACAAATAACAATAATGTCTTCAGACCGAGATTATTTACAGCTCGTATCTCAAAGAATTACTGTATATTCGCCTACGAAGAAAATCTTTTATACGCCTGAAAAAGTGAGAAAAGAATATGGAGTATCGAGCGAGAATTTTTTGAACTACAAAGTTTTAACTGGAGATTCTGGAGATAATGTTCCTGGAATTAAAGGAATAGGACCGAAGACTATCACAAAGCTGTATCCAGAATTGGTAGACGATGTGAAGATGACTTTAACTGAAATTTTGGACAAGGCAAAAGACGGAGCGGGAAAAGGATTTATGAGCATTAGGAACTTTGAACATCAGTTAAAGATAAACGAAAAGTTGATGGATCTAACCAATCCAAATATACCGGACGATTCTATAGTTGAAATTCATGAGATGTTGGAAAATCCAAATAAGACTTTTAGATCTAAAGAATTTATGAGCTTATACGAAGAGGACGATTTGGGTAATTCTATTTCTAATCTTCAAACATGGTTACACAATAATTTTTATCAGTTATCAAAATATAAATAAGTTATGGCGGTTTTAAATCAGTTACAACAATACGGAATTGGATTCCAAATCAAGGTTTTGTCAAGCTTATTAAAGAACAAAGAGTTCTTACAAAACATAAACGATATCTTGGATGCAGAGATGTTCGATAATCCTGCTCACAAATGGATCGTACAAGAAATTTTAAGATACTATTACAAGTATCATACTACGCCTTCTATGGAATCTTTGCAAGTAGAAGTTAAGAAGATCGACAACGAAGTCTTAAAGGTGAGTGTAGTAGAACAGCTAAAAGATTCTTTGAAAGCTACAAACGAAGACAGAGAATACGTAGAGAACGAGTTCAGTAACTTCTGTAGAAATCAACAATTAAAGAAGGCGATTTTAAACTCAGTTAGTCTGTTAGAAAAAGGCGATTGGGATCAAATTAGACCAATGATCGATTCAGCACTAAAAGCTGGTCAAGACAAACGAATAGGTCACGAATACGAAAAAGATATCGAAACAAGATATAGAGCAGAGCAAAGATCACCAATTCCAACTCCATGGGATAAATTAAACGAATTGCTTGCCGGAGGACTTGGATTAGGAGACCTTGGTATTATATTTGGAAATCCAGGAGGAGGTAAATCTTGGATGTTAGTAAACTTAGGAGCAATCGCAGTTCAAGCTGGATTCAACGTTTGTCACTACACTTTAGAATTATCAGAAGACTACGTGGGTAAAAGATACGATGCCTTACTTACTGGTATCGAAGTACAACAGATACATTTAAACAGAGATAAGGTACAAGACACAATAAACAATTTAAAGGGCAAGCTTATCATTAAAGAATTTTCAATGGGTAAAGCGACTCCAAATACAGTAGAAACTCACATTCAAAAGTGTAGAGATTTGGGCCACGCTCCTGATTTGGTTATCATTGACTACGTTGATCTATTGAAGAGCAAAACAAAGTCAGTAGATCCTAAAGATGCTATCGACGATGTGTATACTGCAATAAAAGGCATGGCAAGAGAATTAAAAGTGCCAATTTGGACAGTATCCCAAGTAAATAGAATGGGAGCAAAGGACGATGTAATTGAAGGTGATAAGGCAGCAGGATCTTACAATAAGATGATGATTGCAGATTTTGCGTTGTCTTTATCAAGAAAGAGACAGGACAAGGTAAATGGAACAGGTAGAATTCACGTTATGAAAAATAGATACGGAGCCGATGGTATGACTTACGCGGCGAAAGTAAATACTAACTGTGGAAGAATAGAAATAAACAAGGACGAAATAAGCGAAGACGATTTGACATTTGACAATGGTAATGGAGGACAAAAACCTTTCAATGGCTCAGGTTTTTCTTCAGAAGAGAAAAAATACTTAGCTAAGAAAATGTTTGAGATGAAGCTGTAAATTTATCTCAAAAAGGCCATATTTATTAGTACAAAACGCATACTATGAACTTTTTGATCAATTTATTTAAAAGTGCAAACAAGGGAGATAACTTCCGTATCAATAACGAGCCATTGAAATATAACGATGGTATCGCTCAATTGAACTCAGTTGGTGATAGCCAATATGACAGACTTAGTACTGACAAGATCAAGAAGATCGGCCGCCTTAACTCAGCGCTTACGCCAGAAACTAGCGGTACAACCAAGGTACCAGGTAAATAATCTGGATTTTTTGTAGTCTCATTTCTTTATTGTAAAGGTTACGAACAAAGTCTAAGGGTGTAATTTTATGCTCAAAGGCTAAACTAGGCTTAATTAATTAAATAATATATAAAAAACAAACCGTATGGACATTACGCAGGAGATTTTATCTGACATCACGGTGTACAACAAGTATGCGAAGTACATCCCAGAATTAGAAAGAAGAGAGACATGGAAAGAGATAGTTACGAGAAATAAAGAGATGCATCAGAAAAAATTCCCGCAACTGTTCGACGAGATAGAAAGCGTTTATAAATTAGTATATGATAAAAAGATTCTTCCTTCAATGCGTTCGATGCAGTTTGCAGGTAAGCCCATTGAAATTAATAATGCTCGTATATTTAACTGCTCTTTTGCTCCTGTTAATGATTGGAGGGTGTTCAGTGAAGTAATGTTCCTTTTGCTAGGAGGTTGCGGAGTAGGATATTCGGTGCAAAAGCATCACATCGAACAATTACAAGAAATCGTTAAACCTACCAAAGAAAAGAGATTTTTGGTTGGGGATTCTATAGAAGGTTGGGCAGACGCAGTAAAGATTTTAATGAAGTCTTACTTAGTCGGAGGTCCAAGACCAAAATTTGATTTTAGAGACGTTAGACCAAAAGGTGCAATGTTGATTACTGCCGGAGGTAAAGCACCAGGACCAGAGCCATTAAAAGAGTGCTTATTTCAAATTCAAAAGATTTTGGATCGTAAAGAGACCGGTGACAGATTAACTCCTATCGAATGTCATGATATCATTTGTTATATTGCTGACGCTGTATTATCAGGTGGTATTCGTAGAGCGGCTTTGATTAGTCTATTCTCTTTTGACGATGAGGAAATGTTGACTTCTAAGTTCGGTGCTTGGTGGGAAAATAATCCACAAAGAGGTAGAGCGAACAATTCAGCCGTTATCTTAAGAGACAGAATTCAAAAAGAAGAGTTCTTGGACTTGTGGAAGAAAATTGAATTGTCTAACGCAGGCGAACCAGGATTTTTCTTAACAAACGATAAAGATTGGGGAACTAATCCTTGTGCAGAGATTGCATTGAAGCCTTTTCAATTCTGTAACTTGTGTGAAGTAAATGTATCTAACTTAGAATCTCAAGAAGATTTTAACGAAAGAGTTAAATTTGCTGCATTTATTGGAACTTTACAAGCTTCTTATACAGACTTCCACTATTTAAGAGATGTTTGGAAGAAAACAACTGAGAAAGATGCATTGATCGGAGTTGGTATGACAGGTATTGCTTCTGGAGCTGTATTGAAATTGAACATGAAAGAGGCTGCGTTAATCGTAAAAGAAGAGAACGAAAGAGTCGCAAAGATTTTAGGAATCAATAAAGCTGCAAGATGCACAACAGTTAAACCATCAGGAACCACTTCTATGGTATTGGGAACTTCATCAGGAGTACATGCTTGGCACGATAAATTCTATTTAAGAAGAATGAGATTAGGTAAGAACGAAGCATTGTACAATCATTTGGCTATCCATCACCCAGAATTGGTAGAAGACGAATACTTCAAACCACAAACTCAAGCAGTAGTAGCTGTACCGCAAAAGGCACCAGAAGGAGCAATCACTCGTTCTGAATCTGCAATGGATCTTTTACACAGATTGGAAAAGTTACACAAAGAGTGGATCAAACCAGGTCATAGAACAGGTAGAAATACTCACAACGTTTCGGTAACAATTAGTTTAAAACCAGAAGAGTGGGTAGAAGTTGGAGAATGGGCATGGAGTAATAGAAATAATTACACAGCTTTATCTTGCTTGCCTTACGATAACGGTAGCTACGTTCAAGCGCCTTTCGAAACAATCACAGAAGAGCAATTTAACGAAGCCGTAACCAAATTACACGAAGTAGATTTGAGTAAAGTTATAGAAGCACAAGATAATACAGATCAGAAAGGAGAATTAGCTTGCGCAGGAGGTGCTTGTGAAATCCTATAAAGATAAATTTATACAAGATGTCCATTACTATATGGATGGTGAAAGAGTCGTTTTTACGGCTCTTTTCCACTTGGAAAGGGGGCAGTGTTGTGGTAACGGATGTAGACACTGTCCGTATCACCCAAAACATAAGAAAGGCACCGTAAATGTAAAAGATAATAATTCGTCAGAATTTGTTAATTTAAAAGAAAATACTTAAATGGTTTTAGAAATAACAAACGAAAATATCTATATCGGTATAATCGTGGTATTGGCAGCAATACAAATTGTTCAGTGGAGAAAGGTCGATATGTTAGAAAAAGTCATGAGTCAGATAATAGACGATATTAAAATTCTTGGTATGGCTGCGGATATCAAATTTAATAGTCTTGAAAAAAAGATAGACGATGAAAAAAAATCAGGAAAGTAAAGGATTGGGCGATACTATAGCAAAGTTCACCCATTTTTTTAAAATAGATGTATTAGTTGAACGAATTTTTAAAGCTTTTGGAAAAGACTGTGGATGTAAGAGAAGACAAAAAAAGCTAAACGAATTGGTTCCTTACAAAAAGAAAAAATAAAGTTATGAAATTAGACAAGTTTCAAGAACTCAAGATTAAGTTAGAAGTGCTTAAGCTTGAGAAGAATTTTTTTGCGTTAGACAGAGTGTTGTATTATTTCTCTTTCTTGGGCAACATTTTTTTGGTGTACTTCGGTTACTTTTTTATTAAGACGATCGTTGATACGCTGCCACAATTATTTCCTTATCAATCTACATTTTTAGCCGTTTTTATTGGTCTATTTTTGACCGGCTATGAATTAACAAAGAGATTTGCGATAGAACAATTAACCTTGTACTATTTGCAATACAGGAAATTTTTTACATGGAACTCTATAACTGGTGCATTAGCTGTGGCATTTCTTATAGCGGGATCTTTTTATCTTTCTTTAAACGGAGCTCACAGATTGGTGGATTCTTCAGAAAAAATAGAAGCCGATATAGATCAGAATATTAATATTAAAGCTGATTCCATAGCAAAGTACTACGATACTGAGATTGCATATTATAGAGCTCAACCAGCAAGAACAAGATCTGACAGAAAATATAGAGACTCTTTGGTTAGCGCTTTACAACAAACCAAAGATCAGAAGCTTTCTAAAGTAGAAAATAAGACATTAGATAAATCTCAGTCCACTTTAGAAAAGAATAAAGAAAACGACACAGCATTCGTATTCATGACGTTTTTCTTGGAGTTCATTATAGTTCTTGGTGTGGCATTTAACGGAATATACACAATAGGGTCATACGAAGAGACCAAAAAGCTCCTGTCAACGCCCAAGTACAAACAGGCAGAACTTAATCTAGTGCTTTTAAAATTATACTACCAAAACGGAAAGAAGCAACCAGGAGATCAGGTGCTGTCTTTGAGTAAAATGCTATCTCTAGTAAAGAACCAAAAAGTTAATTGCAGTCAAGCAGACGTAAGAAACTTCGTGGTGTATTGCTCAGAGTTGGACATTATTAAAGAGGTACGCGCAAGACGAAAGGAGTACCAAGTAGATTACACTGCAGCCAAGTCGTTGATAGAGAACGAGTTAGTACTTTAATTTTACATTTTTCCAGATTCCCTAAATTGTGTATATTTGAGTATGCAAGAAAAAAGTTATGTATTAGTCGATACTTTCGACAAACTAAAAGAC